TGAGAAATGATAACCCTTCTTCAAACAAAATTATTGAATTTAGTATGGTTGAAGAAGAGTTAGCAGATGTAGTCATTCGGATTATGGATTATGCTTTCGGGCATGATTTTGATGTAGCGGGTGCGATTCTCGCTAAGATTGAATACAATAAAAGCCGTGAGTTTATGCATGGCAAAGCGTTTTGAGGTGATGAAATGAAGTGTAAAATGTGTAATGATGAAATGGAATATTTTGAATCAAACAACCCCGAACCCTTGATGGAGAATATAGATGAAAATAGAGTTTGTAGGGATTGTAACGATTTTGTTACAGCAACACGCTTTGTTGTTAGAAGCCGAGCAGATGCGAAGTTGATTTTTCAAGTGCTATCAACTGCCTTTAGCCTAAGAGTTTCAAGAAAACAGGCGATGGACTATTTCCTTGATAAATTAGAGGAGGAATAAATATGAAATATACAGAAGCAAAATGGATGAAGGAATGGAGTGTTATCACTAGGAAAAGAAAAATAGAATTAGATTGGGATTTGCCTAATCTAAATGTCTTGATTAGACAGGATGGACTAACTAAAATAGTTCCATTAACACTATTAGTTGATTATTACATGCTAAGGGAGGAATTACAATGAGAAAAGTATTAATTATTGGAGCAGGCGGAATTGGAAGTTTTCTAATTCCCCTTTTGGACAAAGTAGGGCTGTATGATATTACAGTATCCGACCCCGATATGGTTGAGAGCAAAAATCTCTCCTATCAAAACTTCAAAAAGGGCCATGTTGGTCAAAACAAAGCAAGTGTGATGTTTGATAGTTTTGAATCAGTTAATCATGGTAGCCAATATCCTGTATTGACAGAATCACAATTGAAAGGATACGATTTGGTTATCTGTTGTGTTGATAATATCGGGTTGCGACGAACCCTTTACAACACAAAGGTTAAGTGGCTTGATTTGAGGGCTCAAGGTAGGAATGCCGCACTTGTGTCGCACAAAGCCGACCCGAAGATGTATGATATGCTTTTGACTGGCGATGATAGGAGTTATTCATGTCAAGGAGATTCGTGGGATGGAACAAACAAAGCAGTCCACTTTATGCAAGTCGCAATTGCAGGATTGGGCGCACAATGGATTCAACGCTGGTTTAACGGTGAAGAAGTAAGAGAATATATGGTGGTGAATGTATGAGCCGAGGAATAAAATGGACAAAAGAAGAAGAAGAATTGTTGTTGAGAACCGCAACCTATCAAGAAGAAGGTTTTGTTAATTGGGAAACTATCTCAGAATTAATTGAGGAAACCTATGGGAATAAGCGGTCTGCACACGCAACAAAAATGAAGTGGAAGAAACTTCAAGAAACAAAGGTTATTGCAGAAGAAACCGAAACCCAGATTTATTCATCGGGTTGGAATGAAGAGAACGATTTCTTTTTGTTGGTTAATTTCTATGATATGACCATTGATGAAGTCCGAGAATACTTTGGTCGCAGTTATGCTGATTGTGCTGGTCGTCTTGAACAATTGATTGATAGCACAGAACTGACTCACATAGAGTTAGTTAAGAAGGCCGCTATGACTGTCCGAGAGCGCAGGGAACCCTATGTCCCAAAAATCCCTTCAAGCCGTAAGGAGAAGCGTCTAATTGCCAAAATGAACAAACTCAACGACCGTCTAATGGAACTAAGAGGTGAAAAAAATGAGTAAAATGGGTAACAAGAAAATTGATGATGAAGATGACGATTCGGGATATGATGAATGGTTGATGGAACAAGGCTATGAAGAATGGCTGAAAAATAATAAGGTGGATATGATGAGGTCTCTAGAAGAAAGAGCAAAACAGATTAAGGAAAGCAGAAAGCAAATTGCAGAAGCAAGAATTGAAGCGTGTCGTCATGTTGAAGATGTTTGGGAACAAATTCGTTTTGATGAGAATGATTCCGATGATAGCATTCACAGTTTGAAACTACATGATGCTATTTGGTATGCTTCAACAGAAATCCTCCCTGCATTGGAAGTTCAAGCAGTTATTGATTCAAACAATAACATCTATGTTTCAACTGGGACAGCAGGATATGTTGATTATTTGACAATTGACCCTTCAACCCTTATTGGGATGAAATTACCTATTCGTTGTTGGGTTCACACACACCCATTCGGAGCCGCATACTTTAGTGGAACTGATTGGAGAACAATTGGTATTTGGAAAGAAAACATGGAATGTGCCTATGTTCTTGGTAGTGAAATGTCCTCTAAAGGTCATTATGGTTTTTGGTCTAACAAAGACAAGAACCTTTTGGAGATTTATCAAAACGGAGAACATACACATTCGCAAGGACATAATTGGAAAGGAGGCGAAGAAGAATGACAAAATATAGAACAATTAAAAGTGGATTAAGCACAGCAAGAAAATACCCCGACCGACCGATGAAAGACAATGATGAACCCAAACTGAAACCTCATCATGTCCGTCACCCAAATGACAAAAATATCCCAAGAAAGGATAAGGGAATTAATTGGGCCAAGAAGGGTGCAAAGAAAACAAAGCGAGAAAAGAAATTGGAGGAGTTTTACAAAACCCATGTCTATACTTGGGTTTCCGAAACAAGCCGAGCGTGGGTTGCTATTCCATCAACGGAGGAAGAGGAATGAGAGCCATGAATAATTTCGTGATTGTTGAGCAAGAGGTTCAAAGTAGCGGTATTATCACAATGAAAGAAAACAATGTTGGTAAAGTAGTGTCTTGTGTTTGCGATGAGTCTTTGCTTGGCAAGACTATTATCTTCTCAACAGCAAAAACAATTCAAGAATACGATGGTTACAAGTTTGTCCCTCATGAAATGGTGATGGCGGTGATGGAATAATGTGCGGAGCAATTTCAGTCCCATGTCAAACAGAAGCCTGTAAGCACTTTACAAAGAGTGTTTATTGCTACCAATGTGAAGCAAACATGGCTCATCTAACGGGGGTCTAATTATGTGTGATAATTGTGGAAAAAACGCTATTCGCTACAAAGCGCATGGAGCAACAGGTTGGAGATACTTTTGCACAGAAAAATGTTGGGCGGAATTTAACGCCATGCCCGTAAAAGAAGAAGGCTACTATGGATTGGAGAGATTAGAATGATTATTAGTGGAGAAGAAGTAAAACAAAAACTATTGCAAGGAATTAATTTGGTTGCAGATACGGTCAAGCCTACGCTTGGGCCACAAGCCAAGACGGTTATTCTTCAAAATGACCCTCCTATTGTGATTAATGACGGTGTAACGATTACCAAGTATGTTTCTCATAATGACCCCTATGTTCAAATGGGTATTCAAATGGTTCAAAACTTAGCAAGTAAAGCACAAGAGGGTTCGGGCGATGGAACAACAACTGCTTGTATTCTTGCACAGGCTCTTTGTCAAGAAATTAACGAACTTCCTGTCATGAATGCACACCACTTCTATCATTTGTTAGATAGTTTCAAAGTTCAAATGTTAGAAAATCTTGACACACTATCAATCAAGATTGAAGACGAAGATATTCTCAATGTTGCCACAATTGCGGCAAACAATGACCCAAATCTCGGTGCTTTAATTCAAGCAGGTATTGAAGAAGTTGGGCGAGAAGGAGCCCTAACTGTTGAAGAATCTAAAACTCATGTAACAGAATTGGTTGTGCGAGAAGGAATGCAAATTCCCGAAGGTTACATTAGTCATTTGATGGCAAATCAACCAAACGGTAAAACCGTGTTTGAGAATCCTTTGGTGTTTATGTCAAACATGAAGTTTAGAAATTTCAAAGACATTATCGGGTTGTTGGAATATGCGGCAAACCAAAGCCGACCCCTTGTTATTTTCTGCAAGGGTATGGATGGCTCTGCGCTCAATAACTTGTTAGCAAACATTATCAACAAAACCGTTGATTGTGCTGTTGTTCTTGCACCAAACTTTGGCGACCAACAATTGGATGAATTAGGAGATATTCAATGCGTTCTTGGTGGAAAGGTCTTCACGGAAGAAAGTAAGGATAGTGCCTCTCAATTTGTCATGAGTGATTTGGGTCAATGTGAGCGCATTATTCTTTCAAAAGAAAGAACAGTTTTGATTGGTGGAGAAGGAGATTCAACAGACAGAATCAACTATCTCAAAGAGCAGGTAAAGACAATGGAAGGTTTTGAAGCGGCCCGCATTAAATCCCGCATTGTTCGCCTTCGTGGAAAGGTCGCAACGATTAAAGTCGGGGCTTCTTCTTCAATGGAAATGCTTGAGAAAAAGGAACGGCTTGACGATGCTCTTAATGCAACAAGAGCCGCATTGGAAGAAGGCATTGTTGTTGGTGGTGGTCGTTCCCTCATTGAAGCGGCATTCAATACCGATTCCCCTCAATGGATGAAGACCGCCATGATTGCCCCCTATGAAACTCTTCTAACAAACAGCAATATGGACTTTGAAGAATTTGAAGCATATCCTCATGGCTTCAATGCCTTGACTGGTAAAATGGGTATGTTGAATGAAGAGGGAGTATTTGACCCTGTTAAGGTCACAAAGAACAGTTTCCTTGCGGCGATGTCAATTGCACAGTTATTCTATTCAACGGAAGTTGCAGTATTGGTGGAGGAATAAATATGGAAAATTATACAGAAGAAGAACTTGAAGAACTTGAAAAAATGAGAGGAGCATATAGAGAGATGTATAGGACTCATGTTCCTTCTCAGAAATTAGGGCATTCATTTGAAGATTATCTAATGATTTCTCTTACTCTTTTAAGAGATGCATATGTCAAGTTAAGAGAACAAATGGAGGAATAAATGTGGATTCTTTATTAGCAATCATAAAAGACGCTATGGCTATTATTGAGGCTATGGGGAGAAAAGATGTGGCAGACATTCTTCAAAAAAGAGTTGATGATTTAATGGGGTGGGAAGTTTGAAAAAGGCAATTACTGTCACATTACCTGCACCACATAAGGCACAAATCAAATGCCCTATTTGTGCGGGCAACAAATGTCATGTCTGTAAAATGACTGGTTCGTTGAAGATTGATGTTGCTCCAAAAATCCCAATTCAAAGGGCGCACATTATCAAGTATGTCGTGGAGAATATGACTGAGGTTGCTGGAGAAATCACACGAATGTATGGCCTTGTTCCCGAAGTAAATACCCTTGAGGTTCTTGAAGTAAATGGTGGCGAATTTGAAGTAGTCCAAATTTCTTCTCTTGGGGGAGCCTGTTGGGTAGTCAATAGATTAGACGACTTAGATACACCAAGATACTTCACAACCCGTAAAGAGTTAGATAAATTCAAACAGGGGTGGATGAGTTGAGTGAATTAAAAATTGTAGGGAGAATTATTAGAAATGAAAAAGACGAAATTATTCTAAAAAGGGGAACCTATTGGAATATTGAAGTGATGGATATTCGCTGGTTCAATAACGATAAGCCTTCAAGAAAAGGTATTCGTTTGAACATTGATGAAGCGAGAAAAATGTATGAGATATTAAGGAGAGAGTTGAATGAAAGTATTGAAGAAACATACTGAGAAAGGAATGAGAGATGCCGCAATTAAAAATGGGGCAAAAGGAAGAAGCATAACTTCGGGAGCAATAGGTTGGTCAAACAAGTTTTCGGGAGAAATACTTGACACCTTCTATTTGTTCATTGAAGAATCAATGCCGCCTCTTGGTGGTCGTGGAACAAGAATCAATTCGGATATTGTAAAGGATTCCTATGCTAAATTTAAACTTGCACTTTTGGAGACATTGAAAAACTTAGAATGGAATGATTTGGGGGAAGAAGAGTGACAGAAATCCTTTACCGAATTGCAGCAAACGAACAACGATTTGAAGCGTGGGCGAAAAAGAAAAAGAAAAACCTTGAAGGTCGCTTTTTGGATATGTTTAACGCTGGTTACAATGAGACAGCATCAGCCCCATTTTACACAAAAGCATCCTTTGTTTGTTTTTGGGAGATTCATGAAAACAATTCCTTAGCAAAGGTAGCACCATCAATCACCCAAGCATCAATGATGCACTTAGCCCAAAGACTGGTTGAAAGGGGAAGAATGCAAGAAGCAGAAATCGCTCACAATTTGATGATTAATTTTGTGCGTCTTCTTTCCACTTTAGAACAACCACAGGAGGGCGAAGAAAATGAAGAAGAATGATTGGGAATACTTAGCGAAGGCTATGTGGAACCATTCGGAAATTAATAAACGGAGAAAAATCAGTAGGCTCCTTAAACAACTGATAAAGGAAATACATGAAAATAGCCGAGGAGAACGGAGAGTGATTATTGATGACATGGAGAATATTAACAAGGTTGATGGAAGCGACGGACAGAGTTATTCCGACGCAACAAGTGAAAATGATTTCAACGGGGCTGGAGAGTTTTGAAACAGAGAAAAGCCCAAGAAGCACAGTCCTTTCAATTTTTGAAGTTGAGAGTTTGAAGACAAACAATATTGCTTTAACTAAGGCAAAAAAATGGGTGGCTTCTATCTTCGGGGTATTTGATGATGAGATTGATAACGGCGTATTTATCCATGAAGATTTGGGCGAAGCGGTCTATCAATTAGATATTTCTGCGGATTCGCAAAAGAATTATAGCGTCAATTATGTCAAGAGATTACTTGAATTGAATTGTAGCAAAATGCAATCAAAAGAATACTCTATGATTTCCGAAGCCCTTCTCAATATGTCTGCGAATGAACGAAGATGGTTTATTCGTTATTGGTTGAGAACACCACGCAACGGCATCAATAGAGGAATCGTTACAAAGGTGATGGCTTCTTATTATAAGAAAAAGCAAGCAGAGGTAAAGAAACATTTGAATTTCAATTCCGTTGATATTGTTTCTCAGTATTATGAAATGGGCGAAAACCCACCAACAAATTTGAGTCATGGAACATTCGTAAAACCCATGTTGGCGATTGAATTACCCATGAATAAATGGCCGAGAAATAAAATTGTTGATTACAAATACGATGGCAACAGGTATCAAATTCACAAACAGGATGAAAGTGTGATTATTTTTAATCGCAAAGGTAAGATTGTAACTCAACAATTTCCCGATGTTGTTGAGATTGTTCGGGCCTATGATATTGGGTCAGCGATTTTTGATGGTGAAATTTACCCCTTGAAAGAAGACGGGACACCAGCAGAACACAAACACATGGGAACAAGGGTTCATTCAAAGAATGTCCAAGAAGCGATGGAGAGAGTGAAGGTAAAATGGGTCATTTTTGACTGTTTGAAGTGGGCTGAGGACACGATTATGGACTTGCCCTATGAGGAACGCCTTGAGCGATTTTCTTCCAATCCTAACCAAGCACAACGAATGCCTTCGGGTGGGGATGTGATAGGTTTCTATAATCAAGCAATCAATGACGGATTTGAGGGAGTTATCATTAAGGATTCTCTTATTCCGTATGAAGCAGGCAAAAGAAGCAGGGGGTGGGTAAAATACAAACCCCCACAAATTGATTTAGATGTTGTTATTATCTCTGCTCAATACGGAGATGGAAAGAAATCAAATGTTTTTGCTACTTTTGAAGTAGGCGTGAAGTCCGAAAACGGTTTTGTAAGTATTGGTTCTGTCGGAACAGGATTTAGCGACAACGATTTGATTCAACTTACAAGACAATTGAGGCGCAACATCGTTAGTTTTGAAAACAAAAAATACAGCGTATCTCCAGTAGTGGTTCTGCAAGTAAAGGCAGACTTAGTTTCAAGAGATTCGGCGGGTAATTTTGGTCTAAGGTTCCCAAGATGTGTCCGTATTCGTGACGATAAATTTGTTGCAGACATTAATACCTTGAGAGATGTGGAGGCTTTAGAATGATTAATACTGGTGAATTTACACTCATTGATGGAAAGACATACCGATGCCTTAGGGTTGAAGATGGGTATGTGTATCTTGTGGATATTGTAAAAGAAAAGGGTCGCCCTAAAAAAGTCAAACTTGAGGAGTGTCCTTATTTCAAAGACGGAAAACTCTTTGTTCCCGAAAAGAAAGTAAGGGTCATCCCCAAAGTAAAAAACAACATTAGTATTCGTGCTATCGCAAAGCAAGCGACCGATTTACAACTCTCAAGAACAGCCATCGCATTTTTGGCTGAGTGGGTTGAAACAGCCATTTCAAACGCAATAACAAACGCCGAGCAAAACGCTAAAGAGCGTGGTCAGTCTCGCATAAGTGCGGCGCACATTCATTGGTTAGAAACAAACGAAAGAGTTGAAGGATACTGGATAGAAAATGAAAATTATATCAAGGATTGATACTGATGTTCATTTATCCAGAATTGAATGCTTTGCTTTCCAAGCATGGAAAAATCAAAACTTTTACCTTTTTCGTTTATGGGAAACCTACAGAAGAAGAGATTGATTTGGTAAATAGGGGTCTTTACTTTAGAATCATTTTAGCCACAAGAATTGATAAAGAAACAAGTGTAATGCTGGCGGAAGAAATAGATGAAGATGCCGCTAAACAATTAGACTGCTATCAAGGAACACGGTTGGTTTTTGCGTTTGCTCAAGATAATATTGACAATGCGTTAGTATCGGAAACCATTATGGAAGGTCTTGATTTTATTCGCTACAAAGCAGATTTTATTGGTGTAAAGGAGACTGTTGAAGATGTTTAGCCGTCAAATTCTTTGTGGTATTTTTTTATCAAAAGCACAACTTGTTTGTAATATTGTTGTGAATCCGAAAATGGTCGTCGGCTACGGGATAAAAGTCAAGATTCATGTGAGGGGCAAAAGCCTAAATTCTCTCAAGAATATGGAAAGAGCCCTTCTAACACAAAACATATCTTGTTCTGTCAAAGAAACAGAGTCCAGCGTTAGAAAAAAACCGATTTTAACTATTTCTAAATTTGCAGACATCAAGAGGACATTAGACTTGATACCTCTATCCCATAACAATCTTGATGGAAACCTACACAGGTATAGAGAAATCATCACAATCATGAATAATAAAGAACACCTTAGATTAGAAGGATTAGAAAAAATATTTGAATTATGGGGAATTACAAATGGGACTGACGAATATCAATAAGAAAAGACCAATACTTCTCACAGGAAAAACAGGAACAGGTAAATCAACAAAGGCATTGACCTTTGTGGATAACCCTGTCATTTTCTATGCGAATGACATTGATTTTGATTTTGGTTCAATCCCCAAAGAAAATGGTATTATCATTGAAGATGTTCATTTCAAACCCGAAAAGGATGCAGTTCTAAAAATTCTTAGAACTTATCAAGGCCAAATAGTTTTAACTTCTATCAATGAAAAAAGTGTGCCAAAAGAAATCAAGGCCATGTGCCAAATTAAGAGAGCAGGTTCACAAAAGCATCTTGCGGAAGGCATCAAGAAAATTGCCCCAAGAAGCGAAGAACCTCTTTCTTATGAACGAGACACTTTTTCGTTGGTCATGGATTATCTCAAGAACCCCGATAGGGATTTTATGAGAGAGTTGCTTCTTTTTAACAAGCCCTCCGATACTCAAGTATTGACTTGGCTTGCTGAAAACATGCATCCAAACCGACTCATTTTCATTGACGGTGTTGTAAAGAGGCGTTGGAGCCAACGATACTTCTATGAGATGTTAGCATACGCCCATGAGGGAAGATTCATGGGGAGACTTTCTATGCCAAAAAGAGGACAATATTCTAAACTTCCATCCTTAGCAAGAAGACTTGGTATCAAAGAGCCTCGCCATTTGAAGCAACTGCTTAAGGATGAAGAATTTAGAGAATGGGCGAAGACCAAATTAAACAATGCAGAATGCCGTCTTCTTAAAATTGGAGAAAAGAAAAGAAGAAGGAAGACAGACCCAGTTAAAATTCAACAAACATCGTTGGGGGATTTCCTTTGACAAAAAGAATAGTATCAAGACTCAAAAACATATTGAGTCTTGAGCCGTTATCAACAGATGAAATTTATGGAAGGCTTCTTGATTACGAATCAAAAGTAAAAGATGGAGTCACAAAGCGTTGGAGAAACACTCCTTCATTTAGAACAGTAACGAATATTCTTTCTAGTTACTTTACAAAAGTCGGTTATGATAATAACTCAAGAAACTCTCTTTGGATATATGAGGGTGAGGAAGAATGAGACAAGTATGGAAACTATGTGAATGCCCTAAATGTTACAGAGTTGATGTGTTTTTGGGTAAAAATGGTTTTTGCACAAACTGTGTGCATTATCGTTACAAAAAGAAAATGCACATCATAGAATGGTATTGGTGATACAAATGTTATGGACAGAAAAATACAGACCAAATAAAATTAATGAAATATACGGACAAGAGCATTTTGTGATGGATGCTAAATCATGGATTATAGAAAGGGACATGCCTAATGTCCTAATCTATGGAAATTCAGGAAATGGGAAAACAACTGCTGGTATTGTCTTGGCAAAAGAAATTCTTGGGGACTCCTTCAAGGATAATTTCTTTGAATTGAATGCATCGGATGATAGGCGTTTAGAAACCGTCCGAACAACAATTAGACAAATTGCACAAAGCGGTAAAATCGGAGACATTCCTTTCCGTATTTGTTTGTTAGATGAGATGGGCGGAATGACAACCGACGCTCAAAATGCTCTCAAGCGAATTATGGAAAGATATGCCAGCAACATTAGATTCATCATTACTTGTAACGATAGGAATAGAATCATCTTTGCACTACAAAGCAGGTGTGCTAATTATCATTTCAAGCCCTTAGACAATGAAAGTATGTTGGTAGTCATCAAGAATATCTTGATGAAAGAGAACATTAGCCGATTTACAGACGAGGACTTAGGGTCATTTATATACGCCATGAATGGTGATATGAGGAGGATGATAACGGAGATACAGGCGGCGAAAGCAAGTGACTCCACCCTCAAAAGACAGATAGACATTTCTCTTGAAGAATACCACAATTTGTTGTTAAAAATCACAAGTAAAAATTCAAATGTATTAGGTGAACTTCATGACTTACTCTATCAAGGCAGAACTATTCCTGAGATTTGTCTTGGATTACATGATGCAGTTATCGCATCTAAAGGGTTGGATGCCCCTTTGAAATTTAAATTACTCCGAACAATAGGAGAAGCAGAATACCGTTCCAATACTATGACCCCTAAAGTGCTGTTATCATGGATGGTTGGTCAATTATTGTGAAAGAAAAAAAACAAAAAAAAACAAAAAATGGAAGTGAAAAACATGGAAGAAAAAACTATGAAAGAAATTGAAGCAGGTGCTAAGATTTTAGGTCTTACCACCGAAGAGGCAAATCAAAAGTTTGCCGAAATTTGTAGCGAGAGCCACATTGAGACAGACAACCCCATTGGTCTTGGCCTTTGGAGAAACTATGTTGCTAATGTGAAGCGTTCTGCATCAAGCGGAAACAAGAACAACCAAAGTGGCGATTCTCTTTACAAGTTGGCTTTCGGCTTTTTCGTGTCATTGGAAGCCCCAAGAGACATGATGAGTTGGAACCGAAACCGAGCAAAAGAAGAATATCTTCGTGATGAAAACGGGGCTTTAGAAAAGGGATTCGTTGCAGTAGCGACGGAGAATGCACTTGGGAAATTTACTGTTTCCCGCTATCATAACGGTAACTATGAAGAGGTTGTTGTGGATAACTTGCACGAAGGAGCAGAAACGCTTGAAGATGGGCGAATTTATATCCCATTGGATAATACTGCTACCTATGCAAGTGGTGGTCAAAACAAAAATTATGGCCGACCTCTTCCAAAAGAACAAATGCGAAGAAGCGGAGTATTCTATGGTTCTTTGAATGGTGAAGAAATGAAGAGTTATTTCTTCTCATACAAGGGAGATGGAGGAGTCAATTTCGCTCCAAATACATTTGAATGGGTGCATTTCCTTTGCATTCCAAATGATGCTGGAACGGACATTTACGGTGCTACCGACAAAACAATCAACAGTCTCATCATCAATGCAAATATTGACCCCGAAGCAGACGCATATCGCAACATGGATTCATTTAACTTTGAATCTGCTCTTCAAGAAAACTTTGAGAAGCACATTACGGCTCTTGTTGAAATTGATAAGGCCCACATTATGCTCCAAAGCCAGCCATCAAAGGAGCGTTTTATCATTACTGATGGAACGGTTTGTAACATGAATATGACACCAACCAAGAATGGAAACCGAATCATCAACATCACGGATTTAAATGCCGAGATTGACTTTGAATCGGATGCCATGACAACTTGTTGGATTCCCGAACATCTTTCATTGGACTTCGGGATTGGTTCATCAGTTATCGTCGTTGGAAGAACAAGCCAACGAATGGTTGATGGTGAAGCAGAACCAGTTACAATCAATGTTGCAGGTATTCATTGTGTTGAAAAGGTAGGTTCTCCTGTTGAATCTGCTCAACCTGTGGAAAAGGATTACGATTGGTTCTAATCCCCCCTTGCGCTGGAAACCGAGGGAACCGTGTAAATGTGGCGGTTGAATGACATTCGGGTAGGTGCAAAGCCTACACTTTTTAAAAAGGTGAAAAAATGAATTTAATTGGAGAAAGATTTTTGGTAAAGAAAAATGCCTACATCGTTGATTTAAAAGATGTGGATTTCATTACCTACAAAGAAAACGAAAACGAGATTGGAACTTACTGGGTTAAGTTTCATATTGGACAAAAAGAAGCAAGATATGTTTGTTACAACTTAGATTCGCTTCGTGATATTATCCAATATTGGACTATGAGTAAGAATTCAAAAAGCAGAGTAAATGAAACGCAATTGGTGTGATAAAAATGGGACTGACAAGTAGTAGCGGAAACGCACTTCCAAGTGAAACATTCTTGGAAATGCACAAAAAGCAAATGGAACAGAAGAGAGAAAGCCGAAAATCAAGAATGGTTTTGGGTATTTGGGGAGAACCAAAGACTGGTAAAACAGGCCTTGCTCTTGATTTCCCCGATAGGAAAATCTATGTCCTTGATTGGGATAGTGGTGTGGAATCAACATGGATTACTTGCCACGATGCAACGGATAGAATTGAGGTCTTTGACCCTATTGTTCAAGACTCGGATGCAAAATTGGATATTCAAAAGTCCGAGAAAAACTCAAGAGACTTTGTGAAATATGTTCATGGGAAAATCCAAGAGGGCGAGAATCCTATTTTCGTTCTTGATGGTGTTGATACTTGGTTTAACAGTTGTATTTACAAAGTGAACCCCGACCCAACAACAGTTACAAAAATTATGCCGTTTCAATACGGAGCAAGGAACAAGACATTTGAGGCCTTGATGGTCTCTATCTATCGCTTGAAGTGTGATGTGATTTACATTACCCATGAAGCAGAAAAGTATGTTGATAATGTCCCAGTTGGAGTTGCCCCTGCATGGCGAGATTGGGGTGGAAAACTTGAACAGGAAATCCATTGTTCCCGAAAGAACATCAAGGGAGAAATGCAATATGTTGCACAATTGGTTGGTTCAAGAACAAATGGTAACTTGGTTGGAACACGCTGGACTATCCGAGAAGGAAACCCACCAAATGTTGTTTGGAACGGTATTCCCGAATTGCGGGAGGGTAAAATTTGAAATTCACAGTTGATGCAAAAGAATTACACAAAGCAATTGAAAGTATTCAAATCAAAGGAAAAAATCTAACCTCAAAGGGTTTCACAAGTGGTTCTTTGGGAGAGTATGTTTATTTGTTCAATGAAGGAAATGCTCTTTCAATTGTAAATGGTTCTGCTATTTTCTTGGCAAGAATTAATTTAACAGTTGAAGCAGAAAATAATGGAGAATGTGTGGTGGATGCTTCAGTTATCTTACCATATCTCAAGACCTTTTCTGATTCAATTACTTTTGAATTAACAGATTTCATCACGATTTCTCAAACAAACAAGAAAGCAACTCTTCCAAGAGTGGTAAATCATCCTGCGATGGATGCAATTAGCGCACTATTGGATAGAACAAAGACTATTAATTGGTCTCCATTGATTAACAATTTGCCATCCTTTGGCAAGAACAACTACGAAGGGGCCTTCACGCTTCTTTCCGACAATTTCAAAGACTGCATGAAGAGTTGTGAATTAGTCAAAAGTGGGCTCTATTTGTTAGATTTTGATAAAGAACGGGTGAAGTTATCTTCCCGAAGCAATACGCAAAATAGATATGAAGAAGAGATTACCCCCAACCAAGTCTTTGGAGAGGCCGCTACTTTGGAATACACAGGGCCACTTCACAATTTCTTTGAGAAGGGCGCGCTACTCAACTTCTATGTCAAAGACGACTTTCCATTGATGATTGTGGGAACAGACCGAATGATTGTAAAAGCACCACAGACGGGTGAGTAAATGATAATTAGCAAATTGAATGACGGTAAAAATATCTATACTTCGTGGCGAGAAAATGGCGAGAAGAAATGGAACATCACACCATTTAGACCATATTTCTTTGTCTCCGAAAAGGAAACACGAACTTCATACAGACCTTCCAAATACATCAAGCGTGATTTTGAATATGAAGAAGGCGATTTTCAAAACTTAGAAGGGGAGAAGTTAAAGAAAGTATATGTTGAATCATCGTTTGACATCAAAAAGGCAAAGGATGAGTTCAAGAAAACCTATGAAGCAGATGTTCCTTTTCACTTCCGATATGCTGTTGATGAAATCAAAGAGATGAAAGAATACAAAATGCGTAAATGGTATTGGGATATGGAATGGCAACAAGGCGGAGAATATCACGATTGCATTACTACTATTGTAGTGTATGATAATTACGATAAGGAATATTTTCAATGGGTGTGGTTTCCCGAACCTGCATTCGGAAAAAATACAGTAAATCTTACTTCTGGTAAATATTCAATATTTGAAACTGAAAAGGAAATGATTGA